CTCTGCCCGTAAGCATGCAAGTCGCCTCACAACGCGTTCAGCGCCGTTTAATAAGCTAATATCGCCCAAAGGGCTTATTTTGCTGCAATATCACGGCATGCCGCTAAGAGAGCAAACATATTGACCAAAATCGATCACATTGCAATGGTCGTCGATGAACCAACATTGGCAGCTAAATGGTATGAGTTTAATTTTAATGCTGAAATCATCTATCATGATGATACTTGGGCTTTTGTTGAGTTTGAAAATATTAAGATGGCATTTGTTAAAAAAGGAATGCACCCTTCACATATTGCCTTCGAAGCCGAAAATTTTAGCGACATTGAAGGAAAAGTAAAATCACACAGAGATGGCTCCCGCTCTGTTTACAAAAGTGATCCATGGGGCAACATTTACGAGTTAATTAATTATGAATATGAAGAATGAAAACAAAAGAGTGCTAATCATCGATGCACTAAACATGTATATCCGGGCCTATATTGTAGACCCCAGCTTATCCCAACACGGTCAACCAATCGGTGGCTTGAAAGGATCGTTAAAGATCCTACAGAAGCTGGTACGCACGACAAACCCCGACAATATTATCATAGCATGGGACGGCCCCGATGGTTCGCGGAAGCGTAAGACCATGGACAAGAACTATAAGGCCGGCCGCAAGCCGATCCGCCTTAACAGGGCTTTCCACAACCTTACCGCCGACGAAGAGATGCGAAACAAGATCTGGCAACAAGCCCGGTTAATTGAATACCTTAATAAAATGCCGATAGTTCAAACAATGATTGAGCAAGTTGAAGCGGACGATGTGATTTCCCATGTATGTAATCTTGAACATTACAATGGTTGGCAAAAGATCATAGTCTCCAACGATAAGGATTTTATGCAACTTTGTGACGAAGAGACCGTCCTCTGGCGCCCAATAAAAGATGAATTTTTGAATACTAATAGAATTATTGAGCAAACAGGAGTCCACCCCACCAACATGGCTCTGGCCCGGGCGATCATCGGCGATACTTCCGATAATTTACCGGGAGTCAAGGGCGTCGGCTTCGGTACTGTGGGGAAACGCTTGAAGTTCTTGTCGGAAGAAAAGACTTTCACCATCGATGAAGTAATCGAACATTGTGAAGAACAACTTCAAGAGAGTAAATTGAAGGTTTACAATAATATTGTTGATAATAAAGATTTAATTGAACATAACTACAAAATGATGCAGCTTTATGCTCCGCAAATGTCAGTTCAATCAAAAATCTTAGTTAAAGATTCTATAGAAAATTTTGAATTTACTTTTAACAAAACTGGCATCTTAAAAATGATGATTGATGATGGGTTTGGTGAGTTAAATTGGGAAGATCTGAAGGGTTCCTTAAACAAGATTATAAGTGATTCTATTGACGCGGCCGTATAATAAAGCCGATTCGTCCTTGACTTTAGGCGAATGAATGTTATACTTATATTGTTAAGAGCAAAGGGGTAAGATGCTGTCAGAAAAAGTAGACTTTGGAAGGTATGGAAAGACCTTCCAAGAGGGGTTGGTACAATTAATATTTGAGGATCGCCCATTCGCCGATCAGATAACAGAAGTACTGGATGTCAAATTTTTAGAACTTGAATATTTACGTATATTTGTTACAAAAATCCTCCGCCACCGGACAAGATACAGTAAACACCCCTCGGCCGACGCGTTAGTCACAATTTTGAGGACTGATCTCGATTCTGAGGACGAGGTTGTTCGAGAACAAGTGAGAAACTATTTTGAGAGAGTGCAATCCAAAGAAGTAAACGACGTTGACTATATCAAAGAGACTTCACTTGAATTTTGTAAAAAACAAAAACTCAAAGAAGCGATGATGGAGTCGGTTAACTTACTTCAAGCATGTTCCTTTGACGAAATATCAACAGTTATCAATGATGCACTCAAGCTTGGTTCTGACAATAATTTTGGTTATGATTACTTAGTTGATTTTGAAGAACGATTTAAGCCAAAGTTTAGAAAGCCTGTAACAACAGGATGGGCTGAGATCGATAAGATTTCCAGTGGAGGCCTTGGGAAGAGTGAGCTTGGCGTTGTCATAGCTCCCACCGGCGCCGGAAAGTCTATGATTTTAGTGCATCTAGGCACCCAAGCTATAAAAGAAGGTAAAACGGTAATACACTATACACTTGAACTTCAAGACACTGTTGTCGCATGCAGATACGATAGCTGTATAACAAGTTACCCTTTATCAGATCTAAAAAACTTTAAAGATGAGATTTATGATTCTGTTAAAGATATTGAAGGGCGCCTGATTGTAAAAGAATACCCAACCAAATCAGCTTCTACCAACACGATTAAGACGCATTTATCCAAACTTATTAAGAGGGGGACAAAACCCTCTATGATCATCGTTGATTATGCTGATTTACTTAAGCCCGTAATAATTCGAAAAGAAAAGAGAAATGAGCTGGAATCGATTTATGAAGAATTAAGAGCAATCTCACAAGAGTTTGAATGCCCAGTTTGGACCGCATCGCAAACAAATCGCTCGGGCTTAAATGCCGAGGTGATCACAATGGAGCAAATTTCAGAAGCTTTTAATAAATGTTTTGTCGCTGATTTTATTTTCACTATTTCGCGTACCATCGAGGACAAACAAAAAAATCAGGCAAAAATGTTTATTGCTAAGAACAGAAATGGGCCCGATGGTATAATATATGATCTATTTATGGATACTTCAAATGTGAGCATCAAAATGCTTCCAAAGGTTGTCCCCACAAACTCAGGCAACGGAAGCATCATGCCGCTCAATCCTGTTCCCAATACGGCTTCGGAGCAGAAAAATATTCTACAGAGCCGATACGAAAAGTTCAAAACTAAAAGGAAATAACTAAATGAGAACAATCGACAATATCAGAAAATTTAAATTATCAGACACCTTCATCGAACAATATAGAGAACAGCAAGTACCCTGGGGCCCCTTGGGGTACGTAACATTTAAAAGAACTTATTCGAGGCGCCTGAGCGAATTCGATCCGGATGCAGAAGGATCCGAAGAATGGTTCCAAACCTGCCGACGAGTTATTGAGGGAATGTTTAACATGCAAAAACAGCATGTCTTCCATCTTGGGCTCGAGTGGAATGATAATAAGGCACAAAAAACTGCCAAAGATGCTTATGACCGATTGTTTAATTTAAAATGGACGCCTCCCGGGCGCGGGCTGTGGATGATGGGCACCAAATTTGTTGAAGAAAGAACTGCAGCTGGTCTTTTTAACTGCGCGTTTCGCTCAACTAAAGACTTATCCGCCAAGGGTGGCTATCTGTTTGCTTGGATGATGGACGCACTGATGGTGGGAATTGGCGTTGGGTTTGACACACTCGGGGCATCCACTGTGATCATCTCAGAGCCACAGTTTACAAAAGATATTCATATAATCGACGACTCCCGCGAAGGCTGGGTTCATTCGGTTAAACTACTTTTAGACGGTTATTTCTTCGGTACGCAGGTTCCAAAGTTCGATTACTCAAAAATCAGAGAACTGGGCGCCACGATCAAGGGCTTCGGTGGTACCTCTTCCGGCCCGGATCCACTGGTTGAATTACATAAAAATTTGAAGGAGTTGTACGATAGCAGAATAGGACAACAGATTAGTTCTGTGGATATTGTAGACACTGAAAACTTAATCGGCAGGTGTGTCGTATCCGGCAACGTGCGCAGATCTGCTGCGCTTGCCCTCGGAGCGCACGATGATCTTCATTATCTTGAAATGAAAAATGATCAAGAAAAACTTTACCACCACCGATGGGGCTCCAACAACTCCTTCCACGCAGTGGTGGGCATGGATTATGAGTGGCACGCTGAACAGTCGCAAAAAAATGGCGAACCGGGCTATATTTGGCTTGACAATGCGCGCACCCGCGGCCGCATGGCGGATCCCCCACGCGACGATGATAAAAATGTGATGGGATTTAACCCCTGTGTGGAACAACAACTCGAAGATGCAGAGCTTTGTTGCTTGGTTGAAACATTCCCAGCGAAACATGAAACATATGAAGATTATTTAAAAACTTTAAAAATTGCTTACTTGTACGGAAAGACCGTTACACTCTCCAATACTCATTGGCCCGAAACGAATGCCAAGATGTTAAAGAATAGACGTATAGGTTTATCGCAGTCCGGTGTTGTGCAGGCATTTAATAAACATGGCCGCCGCGAAATGCTCAACTGGTGCGATAAAGCTTATGGCCATGTACAACAGCTCGATGAAGAATATTCAGACTGGCTCTGTATTCCGAAGTCCGTCCGTATGACTTCCATCAAACCATCGGGAACGGTATCCTTATTAAATGGTAGCACACCCGGTGTACATTTCCCAGAAGATGAATACTATATTCGCCGCATTAGGTTCTCGAAATCCAATACTATGCTTGACACTTTGGCGAAAGCGGGCTATACTATTGAAGAAGATAAATATTCTCCCAATACAGTGTGTGTTGAATTCCCAGTCCATGAGAAATATTTTGTCAAAGGAAAAAAAGATGTGAGTATGTGGGAACAGTTGGAGATCGCTGCACAATACCAGCACTATTGGGCTGATAACTCTGTGTCAATTACCGTAACGTTCCAACCCCATGAGGCACACCAGATTAAGAGTGCATTAGAGATGTATGAAACCAGGCTAAAGGCGGTTTCATTTCTGAAGCACGACGAGACTGGATATGAACAGGCTCCGTACGAAGCAATTACAAAAGAAAAATATGAAAAAATCTCAGCAAATATTAAACCTATCACCAGATTTAAAACCTCTGGCGGCACTGGTACTAAATTTTGCGATGGTGAATCTTGTACCTTTTAGGGGGGAAATTGAAAAATTTTAATCACCTTTTCGAAAAGCATGAATTAGTTATTAATTGCAAACAAAGAAATACACGACTGTGCCACTGGAGACCTACTGGCAATATAAAGGCCACCGCTGGAGACAATATTTGTGTTTCTTTGGTCTGCGCCCAATGCGATTCCCGCGCTAGCGTGTTTTTAGAACACAGGCAATATAAAAATCATGAGAAAATATTACTAAAGGAGATAGAGAATGTTTAAACCAGTTAACAGATATGTCTTGATTAATAACGTCAAGCCCAAAGTCGAGAACGAAACCCCCATGGGGATCCTCCTGCCAGACGACTATAAGCCAGCAGAGGAAAGATATACATCTTACAACGTACTTGGGTGGGCTGACGATATTAGGTTTGACCTGAATCAAACCGATTCAATTATCGTCGATAACAGCATGATTGAAGAAATTACTGTGGATAACTCGACATATTCTATTGTGCAGGATAATTACATCGTGGGGATTATCCGCAAATAGGGAAACATTTAATGGACAAGAATTTTTATAACGAGGCTTCCGCGTCTAGATTAGGGTGGGAACCTTCGTGGTTTAATGAAAGATTTTTTGACGACCGGCTAACCAGAACGATTAAGAAGTACCAGAGAACAAAGGGCCTGCCGGCCGATGGGATGTGCGGTCCTGCGACCTTCCGGCGCCTTTGGACTGATCGACAAGAAAATATCGATGAGCATGCCCCGGCGACATGTCAATATTCAAACTACGTTGTGTACAACGGAAACTTTACGCCTATCAAATGGGATAAAGTAGTTTTATGGTCCGAAGCCGACGCCCCGAAAGCGCGCCCCGGTACTTATTACGACTATACCGGAAGGCCAAAACGAAGGATCAGATACTTTGTTAATCACTGGGACGTGTGCCTTAATTCCCGTTCTTGTCAAAGAGTACTCGATAAGAGAGGCATTTCTGTGCACTTCTTAATCGACAATGATGGCACCATTTACCAAACGATGGATATGCAGCATGCTGCTTGGCATGCCGGATCTGAACGAACCAATAGACCGTCTATAGGAGTAGAGATCACCAATGCATATTATCCAAAATATCAAAACTGGTACAAGAGGCATGGCTTCGGTGAGCGCCCGATTATCGAGAAATCGTATGCTAATGGAAATGAGCTTGGTCCGTATATGGACTTCTATCCCGAACAGATTAAAGCGCTTAAGGCTTTGTGGGAGGCTGTCAGTGCCGCCACCGGCATTCCCCTCGAAACTCCGCTTAACCAGTTCGGTAATACCTCGAAAAATTATGAGCAGCATGTAGCTTATGGAAAATATGAAGGCTTTGTGAGCCATTACCATATCAGTAAAAATAAAATTGATTGCGCAGGTTTAGATATTAAGGCGCTCCTTGATGAGATAAAGGAAGAGAAATGATCAATGATGCTTTTTCTTCTATTTCTGTTGGCATATCAGACAGATAATCGGATATTATACCCAAGTCATGAATTTTATAAAGTTTCCTACTTCTCGCAGAAACCATATCAAAAATATAAATGGGTAACAGTACCAAAAATTAGATTATGCCAAAACACTGAAGTAACGCTCTCGAGACTCCAACGCGCGATAGATTATTGGGAACGCCTCGGGTATGAATTTGGCGAAGTTTATATAGATCGTTTTTCATATTGTATGAACCCAAAAGATAATGAGATAGCGATTGTGCTGCCCGAACAAGGGGTTATTGACGACAAGATGGCGGCCACGAGAATATACACGAGTAAATTTACAGGTGAAATAATTAAAGCAAAAATATATGTCCTTCCGAGAACGGGCCAGAAAGAACGGGTACTTGAACACGAAATGGGTCATGCCCTTGGCTGGCAACATTACAATCGTAAAAATCATATTATGCATCCAAATTGGTGGTTCGGTGGTCATAGTTCCTATGGCCTGCAAAAAATGTAGTTGACATTTTGCATTATATGGGATATATTATTTTAAACATTAGAAGGCGAGATTGATTTTTGAGCACCAAGAAATAGTCCTTGGGAGCAGCCTGGAGGCAGTCCTATATGCGTATAGTAAGGGGTACCCACTGTTTTTTGAGTCGCCTGAACGCCCTTTTAGATTTGATTATTTAAACCCGGGTATCGATCTATCATGTCTTAAAATCCCCGGGACTGTAGAAAGTTTAACGACGTTTGGTCGCGAAAAGAAGATTGGTTTAGGTAAAGAATTGTTATGGGAAAGGCTACTGTTTATAATGTCATTGATGGGTCACCTACCATTATCAGATATGTGTAGCTCAATCAGGCACGATGATTCAAAAATCATATGCTTCAATGAATATTCAAAAATAGCTGAAGTCAGATACGAAAAAATGTACAATTTTAAGCAAGATGATAAAAATAACAAGTTTTTGTGCCGCGATTGGATAGCTTTTAATAGCGGTGGCAAGCACGATATAGATCTTATAGAAACATCCGATGAATTTGTTAATCAGATTTGGTTTTACCAATCTGATAGAATTTGCGGGAACACTAAAGTTAAAGATGCTTGTGCTATTTCAGTCATTGACAGAGAATTAATAGATGATTTTGAATTCAGCCAAACAATGGCCAGGTTTAAGGCAGTAAAAGAAATGAAGGATAGGGGTATGAAAGGCTTACTGAGCAGTTATGGCCCCAATGGTAAGCCTAAACATTACGACTTTAAAACGTCTATTACCTCGCGCTCCATTACACCGAACACTCCAGTAAAGTGTTATGATCAACACGGCGCCCTTGAGTATGTCCAGGGCTTTAACAAAATGGTACAGCAATTAGATAAAAGCTCGCAGAGATACTGGAAGATACTGAGGCATTTATGAGTCAGCATATACACCTTGCCGGGATCATCCCAGTCGCCAATTTTGACGACACATTTGAGATGCCATATCCGTGGTATTTACTTCCAGTCGATAATGCATTTTCAATGATACAGAAATCAGTATTCGAATGCGCGATAGCTGGTTGCCAAACGATATGGATAGTTGCAAATGATGATGTGTGCCCCATTATTAAACACCATATTGGTGAGTGGACTTACGATCCGGTTTACTACTACCGCAAAGAAAAATTTTACAAAGACAAGAGGAAAGAGATCCCAATTTATTATGTACCTATACACCCAAAGGACAGGGAACGTCGTGATTCATATGGCTGGTCAGCGCTTTATGGGATGCACTCTGCCTGGTACGTGTCACAACGACTATCAAAATGGATCGTGCCTGAAAAATATTATGTATCATTCCCTCAGTCCGCTTTTAACATCTACTCTCTCCGTGAGCTTCGGCCGAAGATTAGCCACCCCACTGATAACTTCTTTTTGTCTTATGGAGAGAAGACGGTCAAGGATAATAAATACCTGCCATTCACCATGTTTGGAGAAGACTTTAAACAGTGCAGGAGACATGTAAATTCGGAGACAACTAAAACTTATTACAATACGGAAGATGGCGAAAAATATCCTTCCAAAAAATTGCCAATTAATGAAAGGTGGTCAGCGAGAAGTTTTGATATTAAAACTGTCTTTTCACAAGTTAACGAAATTAATTCTTTTAGACAAGACATCGAGTGGTTTTATTCACTTGATAGCTGGGAAAATTATCGTATGTTTATGTCCAGTGAGAATTTTATACAAAAGCCATCTAATTCCTTGACAAAGACCCATAAACACAATATAATATGTAATGAAGAGGGATAGAGTAATGAGTAATAAATCGAGTATTAAATTTGTCGGGCTGCATGCACATAGTGTTGCAGGCTCCATATTTGACGCCATTGGGTATCCACAGGCGCATATGGATTTTGCATATGAGAATGGCTGTGAGGCGTTAGCGCTCACTGATCATGGGAATATGAACGGGCTAGCATATCAGGTGCTGCATGCAAAGAAGATGCAAGCAGAGGGTAAAAACTTTAAACCTATTTTTGGTTGTGAGGCATACTTCACACCATCGATTAACGAATGGCATGAAGCTTACGAGAAAGCCATGGAAGACAAGAAGAAGGCCCGCTCTATTAAGAAGGACGAACAGTCCGGCGCTACCGTTGAGGACGAAGGCGACAGCAAGAAGATACAAAGCATCTTGAAACGCCGGCGGCACTTGGTGTTGCTAGCTCAGAACCAGACCGGTCTTAACAACCTATTTAAATTGGTATCGGAGTCTTATAAAGCTGAAAACTTTTATCGATATCCACGTATCGACTATGCTCTTCTCAAGAAATACAATGAAGGCATTATTGCTGCCTCTGCCTGTCTTGGCGGAGTATACGCTGGAAACTATTGGGAACATCGGGACGAAGGAGATGAATCCGTCCTCGAGGCAATGAGGGAGTCTACGCGACAAATGGTTGATATCTTCGGAGATCGCTGGTACGCGGAGATTCAATGGAACAACATTAAAGAGCAGCACGAACTGAATCAATATGTTATTCAGGTCGCCAAAGAGTTTGACGTGGCGCTGGTATCAACAGCCGACAGCCACTACCCCAACCCTGACGCCTGGAAGGACAGGGAACTCTACAAGCAACTTGGCTGGCTCGGCAAGGGTCGACCCTCTTGGGCGGAAGAAGACTCTCAACTGCCGGCCGGTGTTGAAGAAATTGGTTACGAGTTGTATCCCAAAAACGGCGATCAGATGTGGGATAGTTATAAACAATACTCTGACGAGCAGGGTTTTGAATACGACGATGCTCTGATTCTCCAGAGTATCGAAGAAACACATAAGATTGCATTCGATCGAATTGAATCCTTCTTGCCAGACAATACTGTGCGCCTTCCAGAGTTCGTGGTGCCGGCAGGCTTCACAGCCGCGCAAGCACTGGTAAACTTTGCGCTCGAAGGCCTGAAAGAAAAAGGCCTCCATACGAACAAAGAATACACTAATCGACTGAAACGGGAACTCAACGTCATCGATGACCGCGGGTTCTCTAAATACTTTTTGACGATGAAATCTATCGTTGACGTCGCGACTGACATGATGCTTACTGGCCCGGGCCGCGGCTCCGCTGCCGGCTCCTTAGTCGCGTACGCCCTGAACATTACACAGGTAGACCCCATTAAACATGGACTTCTGTTCTCCCGCTTCTTGCGCTCCGACGCGACCGACTACCCAGACATTGATTATGACGTGTCTGATAGTATGTCTCTTAAAGAGAAGCTGGTAGAGATGTGGGGAGAAGATTGTGTAGCGCCTATTTCAAACTGGAATACTCTTCAACTCAAAAGTTTAATTAAGGATATCTCCAAATTATATAATATCCCCTTTACGGAAGCGAATACAGTAACCTCTATCATGATCCGTGAAGCTATACCAGAAGCAAAGCGCAAACACGGTATCAAAGCAGGAGTATACGCACCAACCTGGGAAGAGGTGATGGAATTTTCACCCACACTGCAAGCATATCTTAACAAGTATCCCACAGTAAAGACTCATGTTGAGGGCCTTGTCGGCCAGGTACGTTCCTGTTCTCGGCATGCCGGCGGAGTTGTGATTGCTGAGAACTTAGATAAGAATATGCCGCTAATTAATTCAGGAGGCGTACGCCAAGCGCCCTGGGCAGAAGGGCAGAACGTTCGACACCTCGAGCCCATGGGATTCATCAAATTCGATCTGCTCGGATTGTCGACACTTAAGATGATGGAGGGAGCTATTGAACATATTTTGCACCGCCATCATGGAGTTGAAAAGCCAACATTCGCACAAATAAGAGACTATTATGAAGAGAATTTGCACCCTGACGTGATTGATCTAGAGGATCAAGAGGTATACAAGAATGTTTTCCACAAGGGAAAGTGGGCCGGTATCTTCCAATTCACTGAGAGCGGCGCCCAGAACTTTTGCCGTCGTGCCAAACCCAACAACATCATTGATGTGTCGGCTATTACGTCCATTTTCCGTCCCGGCCCGCTCTCTGCTGGCGTTGATACAGATTACGTTGACGCCAAGGAAGCACCACATTACATCAAATATCTATCGGACGAGAGCCGCGAGATCACCGAAGAAACCTACGGGTTCCTCATCTTTCAAGAGCAAATCGCGCTCTTGGCTCACAAGCTTGGGGGGTTAACCTTGGACGAAGGCAACATGCTGAGAAAGGTCCTAACTAAGAAAGGTACCGGCAAGGGCTCCGTCAAGGGCAAGCTACATGATAAATTTATTG